GTAGATAATAAATCTGAGATGAATTGTTGATACCGACAAGAGTTGTAAATTTGGTATAAATCGAGTATTCTTCAGACTCCTCATTTGCCTTAACACGAACACGCATTGTGTTTGTATCAATATTTTCATCAGTTATTTTAAACTTCTGATTCACTAATGAATTGTCAACTCTGTAAAGCATGCGTTTCAGAGTTCCCTGAGTCACTTCAACATTAGTAAAAGAGTAAACACCATTTAACAATGGAGCCTGAATTGGTTCAAGAACAACAAATGAATACGATGTTTGGTCCAAAGTAGTATTAAAACTGGTACCACGTGCCAAAGTAATATATGCCGGAGGATTTGTACCAGCGGTAACATTGAAGCTAATGACTGCCTTGGAAGATGAAAAAGAACGAGGAACATAACCCAGAAGTTTGGCATGTGAAACTACATTACCACGAATCTGAGCAGAATCCAGAAAACTCTCATTCAATGAAAGATGCGCAACCATTGCGTTGTAGTGGGTATTGTACGCAAGAATATCTAGAAGAAGAGAAAGACCCGAACCATCAAAGTCCCAAGAATCATATTTGGTCTGAGAACGGAAGTGATCTTTAATGGAATCTTTGATTTTATCAAAATCAAGTTCTGTTACGTTGAATTGAGCCATGGTGGTAAATTAGCGAAGTCTTTGTAGGTAAAGAGTCATGTCGACCGAGCGATTTGGTACAATTACTCTAAAGGAGATTGTGATCCCGTAACGGTTGTTGTCGGAATCGTCAACAATATCGACACCAACGGAATCAATTCTTGGTTCATATCGATCAAGAATGTAATGAATTGCGTTACGGAGTGACGCAATTGTGAGTCGGTCGGCTGGTTCAAACAACATTCCACTGATATTGCCACCCACATTCGGTTGAAACGGTCTTTCGTTAAAATTTGTAAGAACAAGATTTCTTACGGCATAAACAACGGCATCAATATCTGTAAGTGGAACAATATCACCACCCGTAACTCCATCCAAAGTAAGACTCAGGTCGAAATCGGTGTACAGAGCTTTCTTGGATACAACCGCCGATATGGTATCGGTGACATTGTAATCGGAATAATTCTGTGAACGGATCGCTGGCATAGAGTGATGCTATTTATAACACTTTCCGGATGTTATTTTACGGGTTCGGTCGATCCAGAGTAGGCTTGGACGCAATATAACCTGCGGCTTGAGCACTAGTCGATGAATTTGATTCTATTGAATTGGATATACTTTGCACATTTAGTAAGCCAGAAGCAACATCTTTATCTTTAACATTCTGTTTGAGCGCAGCAATATCGGCATATACAGAATTCACAGTCTGAAATAATTCATTATCGGGTATCGAGGGTATTATATCGTTTACCGAAGGCATTGTAATATTACACTTTAAGTTGGACAATTTATTCTGAATTGCTGTAAGTAGGTCGGTGTATGCTTTAGCAAGTTCGGCGTATGTTGCCACCACCTTTAGGTACATTTCGTAATACTTACCCGCTTGCTTTTTTGCCCAAGTAATCAACTTTTTTAAATTTGTTGGTGGTAGTGCCAATTCAAGAAGGTCTGCCATTTGTTGAAGCAGAGCTTCCAATTGCCCCTTAATCATCTCCTCGACCTTTTTAATAAGTTGTTCTAGTGCTCTACAATCTGGAATCTGTTCGATTTCATTTGTAACCGTTTTTACCCATTCTGTATTGACGTATCCCGTTGACATAATTTAGTTCTCCTTATATGATATTAACAATAATACCCTTTGCGATGGTGACTGTTTTACCGTCGGCTGAAGTGAATTGACCGCTGACTCCGTTCAAGCAATTGACATTGCCGTTTAAATTGATAGATGCAAAATTAACCTGAAAGCCGGTCGATGTAACACTTGAAACCGAACCGTTCGAAACAAGGTTATCACCGTTACTGCTAACAGCCGATGGGTGTCCGCTTAAACTTGTTTGAACGGTCTCAAGGTACTTTGTTGTATCTAAATGGTCGGTTCCAAGAACCTTTGACTGGCGATGCCCATGAATGTATTCCGTTTTGTTACCTTTGACTTCAAGATGATAATTACCTTTAACATATTGTCGGACATTACCATCAACGGTAAGTTGGTATCCACCACCACCGGTACCTTTTACATAAAGATGTTCGGAGCCAATGGTTACCATATATTTGCTACCAACCACGGTAACCGTTTCATTACCGTTTGCATCAATTTCCGTATAGGTTCCAGACTTATGGAAGTCCAAGGTTCTTTCTTTACCAGGAGTATCATCAACCTCAAAAACATGACCCGATTCGCTATGGAACACCTGGTTTTTTGGATATTTCGGAGAAACTACAGTTTCGATTGACCAACTTCTCCACTGTTGCTGAGACACATAAGGGTCAGAAGAACTGACTGCGGCTAAAGCCATTTTGGGCGCCTTTGCAACATCTACTGCTCCGGGCAGTGAAGCAACACGTTTTTTATAAGTATCCGACTCACGGAATTTAAAATTATTAGGACCATTGCCTGCCTCAATAGGCATATCGGGCAAACCTTGTTCCACAAAGGATTGTGATGGATATACACCTTCGGGGTCGGAAAAGCCCTTTGTATTATCCACATAATTTGTTGTTGCCGATGGTATTGTTCCTAGGATAATAGGATCCTGGGCAGAAGGTCCGTCACGGAAGAATCCAACGACCCATGACCCCTGAAGAATACCTGTTGCAGAAAGACCAATTCCCGACATCGATGCAGAATTCACTGGCATCAGTGGTGTTGCCCAAGGAAGATCATCCGTTTTAATAAGATTTCTGTCTTCCGTATGGTAGCCAATACAACGAACTCTCACGCGACCCATTTCAAAGGGGTCTTTAATATCCTCGACTACTCCAGTAAACCAGGCAAAGGAGCCTCCAATAAATTGATCGGGAGAATTCATTATTTTGTTAAAAAGTCATTTGAAAAACTATCCGTCTTCACTCTTACCGAAGCAAAATAGTCTTCCGAAAAGTTATGTATAACAGAAGTCACAACGTAATTTCCAGAAAAAAACTGATCGACTCCGGGGGTCGGCGATTTTCCCAACTTTGAGTTCTTTTTGATCGCCGTCGGATCCTCAGAAGGTGCTATATTCAATAAAATAATCTTACCCGAATTAAGCTCAAAATCTCCAGCGACATTAAAATCATGAATCATTGTTTCAAGATTTTCAGTAACAGATTGTGCTATATTAATCTTGGATGATTGTGTTGGCCCATGATAATTGGGAGTATTGCCCGCTGCATAACTAAAAGCTGCGGTATTCAACGAGATATAGTTAATCATTGAATTTTTAAAATCCGAAAGACTCTTACCTCCACCCGCTTTAATGTTTTCTGCTCTTTGCCAGAATGACCTATCATCGCTATATGATTTACTTTCTTTAATATCATCCGGAGTAAATCTTTGTGATAATGTAGAAAAATTGCCTATTTTAGACATTTTAGAGAATTCTTTATTGTAATCAAATTCCGTAGTGGCAATACTTTTTGTTGCAATATCTACATAAACGCTCTTAGAAGCATATGCACCATTGGAGCCGGATATCAGTTTTGACATACGAATATCTGATGAAAGATCCATAATTCTCGAACGTCTTTCATTATAATCTTCTAATGTGCCTGGACCATATGAAAAGAATTTGCCTTCTTTGTATTCTCTGTAAACATCGCTGGTACTTCTTTTATTAAAATCCGTGTGAGAATCAATTTTGATTTTACCACCAAGAGTTTCATAACAATAAAAAGGCGAACCATGTGAATCATATGCCCGACGTAGTGCCCATTGAATTGCATCAATTGGGCTTAAGTTTGGAACAACAAATTTTACAATATTCGTATTCTCATTCGTCATTTCAATGTCATAAGAAGGGACACCCAAATCATTCATCAATACCTCTTTAACAAAATTCTTGATATTCCCCGCGTAAGCCCGAGAAATCCTTTTAAATTTGGACATGAAGATATGCTTACTCACACCCTTTAAAGTATAAACCTGAACACGGTTTTCAAATTTACCGTATAGCGGGTATTCGCTTACATAAAATAAATGGCTCAACTTCTGATTGTCGATCTTGATATTTTTAATACTAGATGAATCATTATTGGAAACATATGTTTTTCTGGCAAGATTTACGGTAATTGTTTCGTGGCCCGTTAGCTGAAATTCTTCCATCAGATTTACCGTATCTTTTACATTCAATGAAAGCATTAAACCCGGATAATAAATGCTTTCGGTAATTGAAAAATCGGTAACAATCTTCTGAATGTCTGTAATTCTACCGTTATGGTTACAGAGCATAATGCTCTCGATTGAGTAAGCCGAAGGTATTAGGATCTGATCGGTTCCGAATACCGCAATATTTGAAAGATTAGCCATTGATTAGACCTTGGTAAATCTGAACAAACTTGTAAATTGAGTCGGGACGAACGATTCGGATATTTGCTCTTTCATCATTTAAGGCAATTTCATATTCTCTATTTGAAACTGCGATCAATTCAGAATCTGAAGTTCCTGGCTGTACGTTTAATTCTCCAATTGAAAGGGCATTGTAGAATATAGTACCATCTGCCGATTCATAATGATGAGGAGCTTCGGCATAAGGATATACTTCGTATGAAGCAACACTATCCTCAGTAGTGCTTCCTGTAATAAATTCTTGTTCTTGAAAAGTACCAACAACGTCTTTTAGAACTAATTGGCTCAACTGAGTATCCTTTGAATCCAATCTTCCATATGCTCCGGATTCTGAACCATAGACCGTTTCACCAATCTCGAAGATTCCCGCTAAAGAGTTACGACGTTCAGTAATGATCCCGTCGCCATTTCTTACAAGGATGGGGCGTGTTTGAATTACAGTACCATTGTATTCGGTCTCAAGATAATCATCCAGTTCTTCCTGCATCATCGGCCATCCGGAAAGACCAGATTTTAAATGGTCATTCACCAAGAAAAAGGTCCAATAATAATCGGGAGTATTGTACAGCAGATTTGACACAATGTCGGGTCTGTCGCCGTTTCTGATCTGAAAATACTGGTACGTAGAAACATCATCAAAGTATTTTTCATCGGCTTTTACAAAACGAAATAGATCAACAATACGGGTGTCGATGCCGTTATCGGCAAAATCGTATTGAATTTTTGGGAACTGTTGAAAAAACGACATAGATTATTTCTCCGATAATTCCACAATGTCGGATAGAGTAAGTGCCTTTGTTTCTTGAAACTGAATCGCAACGTCCGTTTCAATCGGGCTTCCATCACTGTGAAACATATTAGTAGTTCCGTTATATGTTGCAGTCATTCCCGTAAGATAGCAACTGTAAATCCTTGGGAGTTTACGGTTTTCTTTACCGGAACCTTCATAAAATTTCATTGACCAAACCGGAGGGTATGTAAGTACAACATCATTGCCCTTGGGATACATATTTTCCCGAAATGTTTTAATGATTGCCGTAATAGTTTCTGCTTCGGTTTTGCTTTTTGGCATCATTTTAAAGTTGAATCCGAAACTACGAATACCAGCATTTTGAAATGATGTATTGGTATTTGGGGCTATTATCTGTTTTGTACTGAAATCAATTGTATTTGCAATTGATGTTTGATTAAAATGTCTTGCGGCAATTGAAGCTGCTGCTGCAACATTCAGTTTCTTTGCTTTGTTTACCAAACTGCCGGCAAGCCCGCCGATACCCGCTCCGATGACCCCCTTAACACCCTTGGCTTTATCCATTGCATTTATAGTATCCTGCCCTATTGAACCTAAAATGCCAAGGTCCAGTGAAGAATACGCCATGGAGTCGGAAAATGTAAGCCCTGGCGGAATCGGAAGATAAATTTCTCTGGCTCCAGGTTTACCCAAACGAACGCTGAAAGACATAAACATCCAGTTATTCTTGGAATGAGTCAATTCAGATGGGAAACATAATCTCGGACGATAACCGACCCATGGATCTGGGCCTCTAAAACCTTCTGATGAAGAATTTCTACCACCAGAATAGCCCGACAATCCTGTCTGACCTAAATCAGGATTTAGGGGTGTGATCGGATTGTAAATCAAGGGAGTTACACTATAATTGAACGACTCCGGTATCTTATTTCCTGGAAGAGGGACATCATTCGGAATGAATCCACGTGCGACGGAATCGGAGCTACCGAAATTTCCTAAGTCCAGTGCCATTATGATTGCTCCTTAAAAAATTGATGTGTCTTAGTTAACATAAATATCTATTTATATGACATATAAGGGCACCTTCACACCTAAGAATCCATCCAAATATCGAGGCAATGTGTCGAACATTGTCTATCGTTCTCTCTGGGAGCGACAGCTTTTTAGATGGCTCGACGAACAGTCATTCATTGCGTCATGGTGCTCGGAAGAGGTTGTGGTACCGTACCGCTGCAAGACGGACGGTAGAATCCATCGGTACTTTGTCGATGTCAAGTTCGAATTCACCGATGGGCGTGTAATGTTGATCGAGGTAAAACCCAAGAAAGAAGTGAGTCCACCCAAGAATCCTGGCAAAAAGACAAAGAGATACATTACCGAGGTCATGACGTATGCCAAAAACATCTCCAAGTGGGAAGCCGCAACCGAGTACGCCAGTGACCGTGGGTGGATTTTTGAGATTTGGGACGAAGACATGCTCCGTAAGTTGGGCATTAAGATACTCTAAACACATATAAATAGAACTAATGCCAGTCTCACTCTTCACAACACTTGAAAAAGAATTCAACTCCACGGGGTTTGAAAAGCGTTCGATTGAGGCAAAGGATTGGTTCATTCAGAGAGTAAAGGAGCTAAATGGCAGAATCAATCGGAAGGCACTCCTCAATGACGATAAGGTGCAACAGCGTTCAAAGGCAATTTGGGGCAATATGTACATGTTTGCCTATGATCCTAAGTTCAAAGAGGAACTTCCGTATTACGATAGATTTCCGTTGGTTTTAGTAATCGGTCCCGCGACCGGAGGTTTCCTTGGTCTCAACCTACACTACCTACATCCAAAGATTCGTGCCAAGTTCTTAGATAAACTACTTGGAACCATCACCGATGATAAACTTACCGAAAGAACACGCCTCAAGATTCGTTATAGCCTCCTTGTAAGTGTTAGAAGACTCCGTGAATTTGCACCCTGCCTTAAGCACTATCTTACGGGTCATATGAAAACCCGCCCATCTCAGGTATTTGCACCCGATTGGGAAACAGCAATCTTCCTACCAACCGAACACTTTAAGGGTGGCACAAAGACTCAGATTTGGTTGGACTCTCGCAAACAGTATTCCGCGCGATAATTCACATGGCCAATCTAATCGACAATGTTCTGGGTAACAGTATTGAGAATCTAAAGAGCTCAATTGTAAAGCACGGCGGTGTTGCGCAGGAGAATCGTTTTGCGGTGTATATGACTCCGCCCGAACAGACGCTGTTCAATCTTGATTTAAATGCAATTATTACTGGTGCCTTATCGGGTACCTTTAATGTTCGTTCTTTAATTAACGATCCTCGTGATATTGCAATTCTCTGTGAATCGTGCACGCTTCCTGGAAGACAGATTCTGACAGCCGACTATCAATCCATAAAGCAATCGGTTAAAATTCCCTATGGATTCATTAACGAGGATGTTACCTTTACATTTTTATTGACCAACGATTATTACATCAAGAAGATTTTCGACCGTTGGTCGGATCAGATCATTGGCTACAATAACTACCGTGCAAATTATCTTGTCAATTACGTTACCGATGTAACTATTGTTCAGCTCAATAAGAAGAACCTTCCTATCTACAAGGTCGTCCTTCATAATGCGTATCCGGTGACATTTAATCCGATCACATTGGACAACAATGCAGAAAATACCGCACAGAAATTTAGTGTTACATTAACATACGAGAATTTCTTTGTTGATAGGGCACCAACTGTAAGAGCCGGGTCCGATTTTGGAATACCATATACTGTAAGAGAAAATGTTGATCTGCCAACTACCATTTCACCGAACATTTCCGGTCTTGCTTGATTCATAACTAAACCATAATTATATGCCACTGCCAATCATTGAAACTCCAAAGTATGAAACCAAACTTCCTTCCACAGGAAAGAAGATTCAGTATCGTCCATACCTAGTAAAAGAAGAAAAGATGCTGATGATTGCCCTTGAATCGGGCGATCAGAAGCAGATCATTCAAGCGGTAAAGGACACCATTAATTCTTGCACACTCGGTAAACTTGATGCAAATACATTACCCATCTTCGACATGGAGTATATGTTCCTTCGGATTCGTTCTAAATCGGTTGGTGAAATTTCCAAGTTAAACCTTAAGTGTGAAAAGTGTGAGAATACCACCAAGGTCGAAGTTAATCTTGATGAGATTGTTATTGACACGAAAAACCTTCCAAGCAATAAGATTCAACTCACCGATTCAATCGGAGTCATTCTAAATTGGCCACGTGTCGATCTAATTGCTGAACTTTCCGAGGATAATACAACCAATACACAAAGCACTTCAAAACTTGCATTTGATGTAATCCTCGGTTGTATTGACTCCATCTACGATGAGAAACAATCATATCCAGCTTCCGAACAGACAAGAGAAGAGCTCAACCAATTTATCGAATCTCTGAACCAGGAGCAGTTCCTTAAGATTCAAAAGTTCATTGAGGCAATGCCGAAACTCCAACACACCGTTGAATTTGATTGCGCTCATTGTAAGGAAAAGAATTCGCTCCTCATTAAAGGGATCCAGAATTTTTTCTCATCTCCCTCTCTCATGACAGTCTCGTAAATCATTACCAGACCAATTTTGCCCTAATGCAACATCATAAGTACAGTCTCACCGAATTGGACAATATGATGCCTTGGGAGAGGGAAATCTACGTGGCTCTTCTTGTTGAACACATTAAAGAAGAAAACGAAAGAGCCAAGAAAAAAATTAACAAGTAACCTATATGGCCGAATCACGCGATAAACAAGAACCGTTCAAAGAGATGATCCTAGAACTAAGGATCTCGAATGTAACCCTTGGCAAAATTGAACAGAACACTCTGAATACCGCCGACCTATCACTTGAGTCAGCCTCTGGTATGGAGTCATTTGTTTCGGAGATAAAACTATTACGCGAGGATCTAACCAAAAATTATAAACCCATAAAGGGAAATAAAAAAGAGGAAACTTTAAGCGCAAAGGATAGTTCAAACCTCTACATTATCTCCAAGGAAACTGCTTCCACCGCCTTTCATACATTCAATATGATTGGAATCCTTGAGGGAACATATAGCCTTACTAAGGATATTCTTGCCTCTCTTCAGACGAACCGACTTGCCGATGCAGAACAACGTCTCGAAGACAAAAAGGCAAGAGAAAACCAAACCAATCTAAAACCCGGAGGCACCAATCAACCTCGGCTTGAGGGTGGTCTGGGTTCATTAACTAAATTAGGAATACTCGGCGCCTTAGCGGGAATTGCAGGATTGGTTGTTGGTTTTGTTTCGGGTCTTGTCGAAACGATTGGTACCTATTTTACAACGATTAAAATGGGAATTCAAAAGATTTTCAGCGTTACCGGTATCACTAAAATACTTGAGGGAATCTTTCTTAAGATCAAAACTTTCCTTCAGGAAAGTACAATAGTGAAAACAATAACGAATTTTTTTAAGCCCATTGAACAGTTTTTTACGGGTTTAGCAACTGAAAGCAAATTGATTAAAGGTATCCAGACCATGTGGCCAAAGGTCAAAGGCTTCTTTGAACCAATCAAAAACATTTTTACATTTTTAATTTCAAAGGTGGGTCTTTTAGGTTCTATCATTCCTGGTTTAGGGACGGTCGGTTCTCTTTTTGCCAATTTAAAAACTATTTTTGGTACGCTTTCTAAATTAGGTAAATTTTTAGGTGGTCCTATCGTAACTGCGGTCATTCAAGGTGCACTTTCATTGTTCGAAGGATTTAAGGTATTCCAAAAAACGGGCGACATTGGAAAAGCACTGGAAGTCGGTGCGGTGGGATTCATTAATGCTTTTACTGGCAATATCCTCGACCTATTAAAGAGTGTCGTTTCGTGGATCGCTGGAGCACTTGGATTCGAGGGTATAGAAAAAGCACTTGATTCATTTAGCTTCTCCGACATTATTGCAGAATTCTTCCGTAGATTCATTAAGACCGGGCAGGATGCCTTCGAACAGTTTTTCCAAAATTTCGTTGATATATTCGGTGACATTGGAAATGCAATAAGCAATGGTGATATTATGGGAACCGTTGGTGAAATCTTTAGAGGTTTCATGAAAACACTGGTTGCACTCCCTCTCGATATAGTAAAAGGTTTTGTTGCATCTGCTGCTGGAGCTCTTGGAGCAAATGATATTGAAAAATCAATTCGCAGTGTTAGCTTTGCCAAAATGTTCGGTGGAACTGTTACACAGACGGGAGCCGAAACAGATTCATCCAATAAGAGCATCCTCGGTGCCGCTGGTGATACAACCGATGTAAAGCGTAAACAAAAAGAAGCCGCAAAAGAGTTAAGAAAAGCCGAAAAGGGTATTGGTGAAAGCGCTAGTGATACCGCAAAAGAGTTAATTCCGGCAGCCAATGACATCATCGACAAAGGTAAAGCACTCCTTGGTATCTCTGGAGATGCAAACGAAGGTTTCATGGATATGTTGTTTAAATCATACAACGAAAATGTAGGCACTACCGTAAGCAACATTACGCCCAACCCTTCTACAATCGGTTCCGACATTGCGGCAATTCAAAGCGATACAGCAAATGCAAATATGGCAGCCTCGATTATGCCTGTTGAAATGTCTTCGGGCGGCGGTGGCGGTAACAGTAATGTATCCCATAGCAATACTTCCGTCACTTACCAGAACAATAACATTCCCGATAGAACTTCTTGGATGCTCCGTCCGATCTTTGGTGGTATGTAACTAAAAGAGGGTCCCCTTTCGAGGACCCTCTCATCATAATATAAAGATCAAGTCGATACGGATTAGTCTTCCTTTGCTAGCTTGGCAAAGTAACTAAGGGTGTCCCCTGTATCTTCTTCATCATCGCTGCCTGCCTCAACAGGCTTAAATGCTTCTCTTGGAGCAGCCGCTTCAACAGTGGCCTTTCTTGGAGCCGGTTGGGATTCGCTCAATTCAACCGCTTCCGCAGTTGTAAGGACCTGACCTTCTTCACCGAGAACTTCATACAATTTACGTTTGAGTTCGGCGTATGACTTGTAGTTCTTAGGATCAACAAAGTCCTTGAGTGCGTGCATTGAGTTGTAGATGGCTTCCAACTTAGCTTCATCTCCACCGAAGAGAGGAGCCGCAGGAGCAAACTCTGATTTGTCGTAGTTTCGGTAACCCTCAACATTACGAATCTTGAGCTTAAAATCGGCACCCGACCAGAAGTCGAATGGATTCACTGGCTTCTCATCTTGGAAGGCTGGTTGCATTACATCCAGCATCTTATCGAAGATTTTCTTGCCGAATTTATAGAGGAATACCTTACCTTCGTTGGCTGGATTTGCTGGGTCTGAAATCACGAGGATGTTTGAAACATAGTGAAGACGGCGTTTCTGAGCGCGGGCGACTTCCTTATCCTTCTCATCACCAGAATTCCAGAGCTTGGAATTGAGTTCACCGACCGGGTCTTGCTGACCAATCGAACTGAGAGAGTTCTCAATGTACCAACGACCAGTTGGACCCTTGAAGCCATGGTCCCAGTAACGGACCCACGGGAGTTCCTCACCAGCCTTAGCCGGAAGGAAACGAATAACGGCATAACCGTTACCAGCTTTATCTACGATTGGAGCCCAGATGCGGTCGTCCGTGTAGGATTTCTTCTCGCCGCCACCGGCGACTTTTTGAGCAGCCGCTGTGAGGCTACTGATTGCATTATTGCGATTATTTTTGAGTGCTGCGAATGACATAGTATTTGAGTATGGTTGTATGGTTGACGTATATGATAATATCCTTTATTCCCTATTTGTAAACCTCAAAAGTACGATTTCACGCAACTTTTTTATGTCTACCTTCTGTTTTAGGAATGGCTTGAACTTTAGAACTTTCTTGGAAAACTCGGGCCATAGAATGGTCTCCGTAATCTTTGAGCGTTTCATAAAGCCCACCATAATGTCGAGAACTACCAAGGTTTCAAGCTCAATAGTTTTGTCCATCACCAATGTCGCAATTCGTGGATGAGCTCCATTCTCCGACTTAAATAAGTCATCAAATGCAAGCCCATTACCCTTACAATGCTCCACCAGTCTGTCTACTTGATCGCCAAAGAAATAACTCATTGACTCTATCCGTTTGAGATAGAACTTGTAGTTATCGTCTGCCGATTGTTCAACTAGATTGCCTGCCCAGCACTTACCCGTATCCAAGGATGCAAAGTTCGCAACCAGGAAGTCAATCAAAATTCGTTTGTCGGGATACTTCTTGGCCAACTTAGCAAAGAAGTATTTGTCCTTACGTTGAAAGAACGACTTCTGGGTCGCAGAAGTCTTAAAACTATATTTGAGTGCGTCATAAGAATCGCTCTCAAAATGTAGTTTAACACTATTATATATCAAATATGAGTCCCAGGGCTGCATTTTAGTTTATCAATTTCTTGTTTAATATGATCCCTTAGTCTACATTCAAGGTTAATGATTTGATTGGCGATGTAGTGTTTAAGAGTGGTCTCATAGGAATTACTGCACTCCTTAACAGACATCTGCTCCAAAACCGGAACATGATTTTTTAGAACGGATTCGGCAATCTTTTCCACATACTTATCCAAGGGGTATATACCCGAAACTGTTCCTCTTGTGGCTTGAACTTGAATATGATCCTCGCTATAGGTAATACGTTGCGTGGTTGTTGAATTCCACGTGGAGGGAAACGAAAGACTATTAGCTCCAACAGAATATAGCGATGAGGCGCCGTTAGCCCAATCATTGGTGCTCTGAATCGCCGGCGACTGAACTGCAACGGCTGGAGGCTCTTCCTTTACAGGCTTGGGCTTCGGCTTAGGATATAGCTCTTCAAGCTTTTCAATGAGACTGTCACTGATTGTATTCATATTACATGAAGGAATCTAATGAGTTGCTTTTGGGTAATAGATTGCGCGTCATTGCTTCGGCTTCAATCTTTGATTTAATGACGGGAGAGATGAGTTTACCAATGTCCAATGGGTCGATTTGCTTCTCTTCACAATAATGAAGAACTGCTTCCATATAGGTCATCTTTTCATCAATAACCAATTTTTCAATGATGGTTGCAAGACTTTGTTTCGTGAGGATATTATCGAGGAGCATGGTGTTATTAACGGTGAAGTTCTACGCGTTGGATACGGTAGTTGGCAACCTCTTCAGGAAGGTTCATGTCCTTTACAATTTTGGCACGTTCGGGAGAATTGTCGGTTTCATAGTAGTACATGATACCATATACAAAATGGCTGTTCTTGTACTTATTAAAGTTGAGGAGCTTTTCAATCTGCGCCTCAAACGGCATGTCCGAATAGAATTTCGGTGACGGATTCATGTCGCTCTTGACTTCAAGAGGATACAATTCATTCAGTTTATCCAAGACGGATTTCTTGCTTCCGATGATGACGGTACTCATACGAGCAATCGCCATTACATCTATTGGTTCTTTTTCAGGAGTGTCCATAGTTTTTTAGATTGATACTAACTTGTACTTCTTACCGTCAATCTCGACGACCTTGCCTTCACACGAGGGCTTGGGTTTGATGTACTCGTTAAATTCTTCTTTGGTCATTTCTGCACCATTAACATACCAGTCTTTATCTCCGTCGGCATATTCAATAGCAGGACCATCTAAGCGATGACGTTCACCATCAACATACCATTCTTTATCACCATCGGCGTATTCGCAAGCAGGACCATCTAACCGATGTAATTTATTATTCACCCACCATTCTTTATCACCATTACCACCTTCTAGAGCGGGTCCGTCTAGGCGATGGCGTTCATCTTTATCGTTGAACCATTGAATGTTTTTATCACAGTCGACCGTTACTTTGTAAGTTTGCATAATTTTAAAGGATTCTGAGGAGCACAATGTCACCATTGATGCGCCCATTTGGTTTTGCAATCTTAGTGGTGAGTTGAGTCCACGCTTTTTCGAGTTGTTTCTCTGTGCTTCCGACGGCAATAGGAATGAATTCATCGGGCTTGCGGAGACGAATGCAGCGGGAAGACACCTCATCATAGTTCTGGATAGTGGTACCCTTGATAGTAAACCCAGTAGTCACCGTGCAAACATAGTCAAACAGTACCCGGGTCTTCACATTAAAGGCAAGGAGGCGATAGGCTCCCACAATCCGAATAGGATTGATGGAGGTAATCTTAAACTCCTCACTGTGCTTGAGGTACTGGAGCTTGGCAATCTGCTTTGTGGCAGCCGTGGGTTTCTTCTCACGTGGAGCCTTTGCCGCTTTGACACTCGTCTTAAACATCGTTAGATCGTCGACCATCGATGATAGTGCATCAATACGTGCGAGCATCTGCTTCTTGGTATAACAGCTGTATGCTTCAGCAAGATACTCGCTGGCGCCGGTCTGGGCATCACTCATTTCCTTAAGTACGTCTTGAAGGTATTCTTCCACAAAGGTACACGCAGCCGCAGGGAGTTCATAGTGCTGCATTGATTTGTAGATGGATAAACACTTTA